ATGCTGGTGTTCAAGAAACTATTGATATGATAGATATTAGTGAGATATTTGAAGATGGTGCTTATGCCGCTATGGGTATGCTTATACCAAATATTGATGATGTAAAAAAGGTTTTTTTAAGAATAGGAACTGATGATAGCAATTATAATACTTTTGAGTGGGGAGTGAGTATTTTAAAAGCAAATTCGTGGATGTCACTTCGCAAACCTCTTTCTGCTCCAACTGGATATGCAGGAAACGGTTGGGATACTAATGCTATTACTTATGTGGCTTTCGGTGTTGAGTTTAATGCTGAAACAGATACTTTAGTTGGAATAATTGCTGATAATGTTCATATCGTAGGAGGGAGGGTTACAGATACCACTCCAAATACTACTATTGTAGCAGCCGGTGCCACGACATCTACTAATTTAACCAGAGTTGATACCAACCCTGTTGATGTAGGAATAGGTAATGCCGGATTGGGAACTCAACGAGTATCTATAATTTCCAACCAACCGTCAATAACAGTAGACGGAGCATTTTATCCAGTAACACAACCTATATCAGCGGCGGCACTTCCGTTACCAGCTGGTGCTTCTACTTCGGCTTTACAGACGACTGGGAATACACATCTTGACGGAATAAATGATAGTCTTTTATCACTTAGTGGTAATGGTTCGCCGACAGTTGTTACGCCTGGAATTGTTGTAAAAGCAATTAACCTCACAACGGCGGCTGACCAAGTTCTAGTTTCAAGTGCGGCTGATAGACAGATATGGGTTTATGGATATGGAATTACTTGCGGAACTGCTGACGGACAGACAGTAAGTTTTCAAGATGAAGATAATCTAGCCATTACTGGAATTATGGTATTTGCTAAATATGGTGGTATCGCAGTATCCCCTAGTGGGAACTTTGGTATGCCTATTTGGAAACTTGCAACTAATAAAGATTTAGAAATTAATATTACTGGCGGAGATGTTGACGGCTTTTTATCTTATGCGATAATAGATGTTTCATAATTAATTTAAATATACTGCTCCGGCGGTTAGCGGAATAGCACTAAGAACTTTAATAGGAGTAGGAATTTGACAAAAACAATTTAATAATATTTAATAAAGGTAATATATCGCTAACTACAAAACGAGTAGCAGATTGCCAACTCGTTTATTTTTAATGCAAACAAAATATGGAAAAACTTAAAGGAAAAGTAAAACAACTAAATAAAGATAGTATAACCGTTGTTGCGTCATCTGACGCAGTAGATAGAGACGGCGATATATTAGACCCAAAAGGATGGGATTTAAAGAACTTTCAAACTAATCCTGTATTATTGTGGTCTCATAATGCTAGTGAATTGCCTATCGGTAAGGTACTTGATGTACATACAGAGGGTAATGAATTGGTCGCAGAGGTTAAATTTGCAGACCACGAATTTGCAAGTACAGTAGAAACTCTAGTAAGAGACGGATTTATCAATACTACATCTGTTGGCTTTATGCCACAGGAAGTTAGTGAAAAAGATGGCTTAAGTTCAAAGCAAGAATTGTTAGAACTCTCATTTGTTAATGTACCTAGTAATCCAACTGCCACAGTTAGACGTGGATTAAAATGGAAAGGATTTCAAGCTAAGGTAAAAGAATTTGAAGCTAAAGTAGGTGATAAAAAAGATGTAAATGAAACAGTAGCACTTTCAAGAGTAGTAGATGAATTGAATTTTTTAATAAGTGCTTTCGGTAATAATGAAGTTTCAAAAGAAGTGCTTACAAAAATGAATGAAGCATTAGTAATTTTAATGGAAACACTAAGAATGGAAGCAGTAATTGGAGTAAAAGAATTTAAGAAAGAAGAAAAAGCTGGTCGCATTATAAGTGAAAAGAATAGAAATATATTAAAGGTAGGTAGAGAAGCATTACAGTCAACTATTGAAGTAATTAATGAATTGTTAGAAGTGTCAGAAATACAACCTAAAGAAATAACAGTGCCTGACAAAAAGGGCGTTATAGATATAAAAGTTAAAGGCAACAAGGTTAATAAGACCTTACGTCTTGCGAAAATGATTGACAAAATAGCCGAAGCAATGATTGTTGATGAAAAAGACAAGGGGGTGAAAAAGAAATGAAAACAAAAGAACAAGAAGAAGAGAAAGTAGAAGCCGAAGCCACACCAGAGGTAGAAACCGAAGAAGTGGTTGAAGTAAAAGAGGAAGAAAAAACTGAGGAAGTCGTTGATGAAGCAGCCGAAAAAATCAATAAAATAATTGAGGCTAAAGTTGCTGAAATCACTAAAGCCAAAGAAGCAAAAGAGGTAAAAAAAGATTTACCATTTGCCGAGGGCGAAAGAATGACTAACAAAGATTATAATGTAAACTTATACACGAAAAAAGACGGTAGCAAGGTTACAATCAAACAGTACGAAGCAGAGCATTTAGGTATATGGTTTAAAAAATACGCTGAATTTGCTACATCAAAAAGTCCTGACGCTTGGAATGAGATGAAGAAAGAGTTTAATACTCTTGAGAAATTCGCGCAGATTAATAAATTAGAGCCACTTACAACAATCACTGGTGCTTCTGGTGGTAACATTGTTCCAACAATTTTGTTTAACGAAATCATACCTCTATTAGAAGATATGGCAGTAATTAGACCAAACAGTAGGGTTATCAATATGACAGGTGTCAAGACATTAGACTTGCCGTCTATTGCAACAAAACCTTATGTATCTTGGAACGCAGAAGCCGCACAGAAATCAACTACATCCGTTACGTTTGGAACATTATCACTTACTCCTTATATTCTAGCTGGTATAATTCCTGTAACTACTCAATTAATTGACGACAGTCCGTTTAACGTAGTTCAATTAGTATCCGAACTTTTAGCAGAAGCAATCGCTAAGGAAGAAGATAGAGCTTTTATGAACGGTACAGGCGCAGGTCAACCAACAGGTATTACAACTTACGGTGCTGGAACAACAGTCGCCGCAGGTGGAGCATTAGATTTCACTCACTTCAACGCATTGTATTATGGTATGCCACAGAAACATAGAGCAAGTCCTAAATTGGCTTGGATTATGCACTCTGATACATTAGCAACAGTCGCTAATATGGTAGATGGTAATGCACGTCCAATAATTGATGTAGCCAACCCGTTAAACGGTCCAGGCTTCCCAACAATTAGAGGTGCAAAGGTCTTAGAACAAAATGATATTAGTAATAATATAATTTATCTAGTTGACTTAGCATTTTATTGGATTGGTATTTCACGTGCTATGGGTATCGATATATCCAGAGAAGCAAGTATTGGTGGAGACTATGACGCAGATAGAGGTAGTGGTACATTAGTTGCACTTCCACAGAATATGTGGGAACGCAATATGATTGCCATTAGAGTTGAGGAAAAGTTAGACGCAGAATTGGTATCTACCCGTGCTTTGGGTACTATCACAGCTGTAAGGTCTTAATTTGTGAGGAACTAGCATTAAAAGCTATTCCTGTTTTACAAGCTACTACGTACTTCGGTAGGTGGTAGAAGTAAGACTAACTAAGAAACATTTATGAAAATTAGATTAACAAGCGAATATCGTAAACAAAGTAAAATAGCTAGTGATGTTGTATATGACTTAGAAGATAGTCGTGCAAAAGAATTAGTTGAAGCTGGTAATGCTTTTTATATTGATATACCAGTTGAAGTAAAAGAATTAAAGAAAAAGAAAACAAAAATAATGACACCTCGTAAGAAAAGGAAATATAAAACTAAGTAAACTAATATGGCAATTAACAATAATGGACTTACAACTGTTGCTAGAGTAAAAACATTTCTTGGAATAACCGTTGCTTCAAGTGACGCAATACTAGAAAGTTTAATTAATCAGGTAAGTTCTTTTGTAGAACATTACTGCGATAGGACTTTTGTTGAAACCACATATACAGATGAATATTATGATGGTACAGGAGCAGATAAACTATTCTTACTTAACTTTCCAATATCAACAACAGGCACATTCACATTACAAGGACGAGCAGGAACTCAAAACATTGATAGCTTTGATGAGATTAATGGCGAGAAGTATTTTATAGATTACACAACTGGAATATTAGAAACAACTGGTTGGGGATTTTCAGAACGACCTAGAAAATACAGAGTAACTTATACTGCTGGTTATGCTTTCAAGAATGACGCTGCACCACTTGTAACACTAGAGAGTGTAAATATAGGAGACCTAGAATTTGCAGTATGGAAATTAGTGGCTAACGCTTTCTATCAAAGAAAAGAAACTACAAATGTTACTTCTGAAAGTATTGGTGATTATTCCGTTTCATTTAGAAAATCTACACAATTAGACCAAGAATTAAAAGATATTCTTAATAGATTTAAAAGACCACATAAGAACTAAATTTATGGCAAATGGACATTTAACAAAAACAGAATTTCAAGGAATGGATGAAAGTGAACGACAATTTTATATTTGGGAACGACTAAATATGATAGTTGGATTAAAAACAGAAGTAGCGAATATTAAGAGTTGGCAAAGTAAAATGATTGGGGCAATGATTGTATTAAATGTAATTGTTTTGCCAATAATGTTTATAGTAATAAGTAAGTATGTATGACAATAGAGGGATTTTTTGACAGAGTAATAGAGATTAGACGCTTTAAAGATACTGGTGGATTTAAAGGGACTTATTTTGCTACCGCTACTATTGAGGGACACCAACAGCGTGTAGATGATAGGAATAGCGAAGTACAGGCAGAGATAGTTGGTGCTACACATAAAGTATGGGTTGACATTTCAGTAGATATTAAGGATGGCGACCATATGAGAATAGATGGTAAAGAATATGCCGTAGTAGCTACCGACCACAAAGATTATGGATTTGCTATGAATAGACACAAAGAAGTATTTTTAAGAATTTACAACGACTAAGATGAGCGAAGCATTCCAAATAAAAAACCTAGATAGCTTTGAAAGAGCATTGGCAAAAAGTCCTATAATAGCAGAAAAGATGATTAGATTAGCATTAGAAGAAAGTATGATTAATTGGCAAAGAGAAGCTGGAATTAAGACACCTGTTGATACTGGTAAATTAAGATGGGATGTAATGAAATTTAGTTCAGTAAGAATTGATAAGACAAGAGCAATACTACAACCTCATAATGAATATGCAGTATTTGTCCACGAGGGTACAAGTAGAATGAGAAAAAGACCGTTTCTTAAACAAGGACTAGACCAAGCTAAGAATAAAATAGATAGAATATTTAAAGTAAGAGGAGAGAAATTAATGGCGATAATAGCACAAAAGAGTAACTTAGGATTATAATATGCCCTCAACAACGTATCAAATATTACGAGACGCTATAAGAGATAAACTCTTAACAGTAACTAATTTTCAAGAAGTACATCGCTTCCCTAAGTTAGAGTTTGAGGGTTATCCAGCAGTTTGTATAGAACCAGCAGATTTAGAGAGTGATTGGGAAACTAATTCAGAATTACAAAGAACATACGCATTTAATGTATTTATATATTATGAAACAAAAATGAGTGGGAATGACACAGCATTAGACCGATTGTATAATACGATTGACCTAGTGTTAGACGCTTTTGATGAAGACCAAACATTAACTGGAATATCTTTACCAGTAGGAAATGACATACTCACAATCAATCCGAGTAATCAAGGCTGGGAGGGATTAGCAGATAATGAAGTAATCCAATCAAAAGTATTATTAACAATTAAAATATCGACAGATATAAGCTAAAATAATTAAAGAAAGAAAAAAATATGGCAAAAATTATAGGAAGTAGAATAAATTTAGGAGTAGCACGAGAAGCAACACGAGGTGTTTGTTTAAAACCACAACGCTGGATACCGTGGGTTAATATTGGATTTACTGATAAAGTAACATCCGTTAATTCAGGTGAAGCACTTGGAGTTTTAGAAGATAGCCACGAGAAGTCTGTAGTAGAAAAATACGGTGAGGGTGATATTACATTTGAAGTAAGAGACCAAAGTTATGGTTACTTCTTATACGCTTTAATGGGAACACTAACTGGTTCAGTAGCAGTTGTAGCTAATAGTTATGACCATACATTTAATCTTGCTAATACAAACCAACATCAATCACTATCATTATCAACAGAAGACCCAAATGGAGATAAACAATTCTGTATGTCTATGATTGACCAACTTACATTAAATATGGTGCTAGGTGATTATGTTAAATCAACTATCAGTTTTATAAGTAAAGGTAGTCACGACACTAACGTAGATAGTAACACAGGAGACTTCGCAGTAGAGAATAAGTTTAGAGCGCAAGACATTGAGTTTAAGTTAGCAACTACAAGAGCAGGATTAGCGGCAGCAGGTTTAGTTAAACTACAATCACTATCATTAACGGTTAATAAAAACATCTTGAGAAAACAAATGCTTGGAACTGTACAACCTGATGACCTTATTAATCAAGGTTTTCAAATAGAGGGTGAGTTTACATTACCTTATGAAGACCAGACTTATAGGGACTTAATGTTAGACAATACTTATAACGCTATGGAGATTGTAATAAGAAATGAAGATGTAGAATTAGCTGACGGTGCAGGAATTAATCCAACATTAACGATTGTATTACCTAGATGTGGATTTATGGATTGGACACCAGATAGACCTAAAGGAGAACTAGCTGAACAGACAATAGGATTTAAGGGTTATTACGACTTTGCAAATACAGAGAATAGTATTTATTCAATCGTATTAAGAAATGACAAAGCAGATTATACTACTTAAAAATTAATATAAAAAATCTATGGAAAGAGAAACAACAAAAATTACCACACCTGTTGGTAAAATTGAAGTTACCCTAAAAGCGTGGCTTACTGGTGGCGAAAAAATGGAAATGCTTAAAGTTCAGAAAGAAGATAGTATTGATTGGATGTTAAAAACAATCATTATTTCTCCAGACATTGAAGCTATAAAAGTATTACACGGAAAAGATTTTGACTTTCTATTACTAGCTATGAATAAAGTAGCAGAAGATAGTAATTGGACAGAAAAAAAAAAGTAATAGAACAGCAATACAGGAATATAAAAAAGATGGGTAGAGGTAAGGTTGATGAACGATTAATGGTATTAGAAATTTGTAAGAATATGAGTTGGGATTATTGGACTTATTTAAAACAGCCTAGTTGGTTGATAGATTTAATATTAATGAAACAAAAAATAGATAGTGAATTTGCAGAAATAGAAGCTAATAAACATAACAAAAAATAATGGCTAGTGAAGTAAAATTACAAGCGGTACTTTCACTCAAAGATAAAATGAGTGGTGGATTAAGGCAATCACAAGTAAGTATTAAACAACTTACTAAATTTGCAAAACTTGCTGGTATTGCTGTTCTTGGAATTGGTGCTGCCTTTGTTGGTTCATCTATTAAGTCTGCTGGTAAATTTGATAAAGCAATTAGAAATATTGGTACTCTTTTAGGAAGCACCGCTGAAAATGAAATGCCTAAATTTAAAAAAGGTATTATTGAATTAATGAAAACATTACCTGTTGACCCTGATGATTTAGGTGCTAGTGCTTATAATATTGTGTCTGCTGGTATATCTGATACTGCCGAAGCTATGGAAGTTTTAAAAAGTAGTGCTGAATTAGGTATTGCTGGATTATCTACTACCGAAGAAGCTGTAAATATCTTAACTTCTGCAATGAATGTATATGGTGATGAAACACACGACAGTACAAGGTTAGCTGATATATTATTCAAGACAGTTAAAAATGGTAAAACAACTATTGCTGGATTATCACAGGGCTTTGGTAAGGTTGCTGGTATTGCAAAAGAAACTGGTATTAGTATTGAAGATTTAAGTGCGGCAACTGCGGCTTTAACCACCACTGGTATTACTGCGAGTGAAGCACAAACAAGTTTAAAAGCTGTAATTAGTAATTTATTAAAACCAACTGCTGACGCAGAAGCGGCGGCTGATAAATTGGGAATTAAATTTAATTTGGCGGCACTTGAAGCTGATGGATTGTCAGGATTACTTGCTAATGTAACTGACGCCGCTGGTGATGATAAACAAGCACTTGCAGATTTATTTGGTAGTGTAGAAGCCGCCAATGCAATATTTAGTTTAACAAGCGAGGGTGGTGGAGAGCAATTTAGAAAAATATTAGAAGATATAACAGATGAAACTAATGCTATGGGTGAAGCTGTTGATGTTCAAACATCAGGTATGGAAGCACAAATACAATTACTAAAAGGTAATTTTGAAGCAATAAAAATTGAATTAGGTGAAAAACTTATACCAGTTATTGTTAATGCAACTGCTTTCTTAGTTGAAAATTCAGATAAAATACAAGCTGTTATTGATGATGTATTAGCTTTTTCAAAAGTTGTTGTTGACGCAATCGCTTTTGTATTTAATGCAGTAAAACAACCACTTGAAGATGTGCTTACTTTTATACTTATTGCTAAAGATAAGATAGAAACTGGGTTTGGAAGTATTACTGATTTTGTTGGTGGTGTAGTAGAGGACGTAGGTGGGTTTATAGAAGATGTTAGTGAAGCGGTAGTTAAAGGTATTACAACCGATGAAGAAGCAATTACTGAAATGACAGATAAAATGGTTGAAGATACTAAGGCTGGGTTTGTTGAGTATGAAAAAAATGCCTTTAGTACGTTTGACGGATTTATAGGTGGTCTTAGTGATATGTATTCAGTAATGGGGTCACAATCAACAGTTGCTTGGAATACATTATTAGAATTAATTTCAAACACTTGGTCTAACGCTGGAAGAATAATTGGATTAACTTTCGGAAGTATAGTTGTAGTTGCAAATAAATCAATTAATATAATTGGTGGATTATTAATGACAGTTGCAACTGGGGTGGCAGTTGGATTTGATATTATGGTAAAAACAGTATCTGGTGCGATAGGTGGATTAGTTCCGTGGGTTGGACAACAAATGGCAATATTAGGAGTTGGAATTGCAGAGGGATTTAGAATTTATGTTGATACTATCACTGGTATTTTAAGTGGAATACCAGCGTTCTTTACTATGGTATGGGATAGTGCAAAATTGACATTTTTAGAATTTGGTGATGAGTTTACTGGTTGGGCAGAGAGTACAGCAGACACTGTTTTAGATTTTTTCTTAGCTATACCAAATGCAATAATAGGTGCGTTTGAGGGAGTAAAAGGATTTTTTGGTGATATTGAGGGTGGTATAAAAGAAGCAATTAATTTCGGTGGTCCACAAGCAGAGGGTGGTCCAGTAAGTGGTGGAACACCTTATGTAGTTGGTGAAAAAGGACCAGAGTTATTTGTACCAAGAGGTTCAGGAAATATTGTACCTAACGACCAAGTGGGAGGTTCAACTATTAATGTAGATTTAAGAGGTGCTGTTGTTAGAGATGAACAAGATTTAGATAGCATTATAAATGCAGTTAAACAATCATTAGATAGAGATTTATCAGTTCAACAAATGGGAATATAATTATATGGCAAGAGTACAAACAAATTATGATGGAGTAAGTTTGCAAACAGCAACTATAATTACTCAAGAATTACAACACGAAAGTATGGATAGTAAGACGTTGGATATTCAACGACTTGCCAACCGTGATGGTGGTAAATTCTTGGCGGCTACTTTTGCACCTAAAAGCATAAGACTAAAAGGACAGATAAGAGATACATCAATGGCATTACTAGAAGACGAAATAGACGCCTTTAAACAGCTCTTAAACAGGCAAGGTAAGCATTTAGACATAGATTATGGTAGTGGTACAGGTAAGGCTGAATACAGACGTTACACAGTTAATTCTAGTAGAATAACATTATTACGTAGGCATTTTAATCATACATTTATAGATTGGGAAGCAGAGTTTATTGTGGCAGACCCACCATTCGGAACAGACCTTGATACTACAACTGGTGTAAGTGAGAGTATTGAAAGTATATCTACACAAGCCTTTAGCTTTGTAGCTGGTGGAACATATAAACCAAATCCTAAGATAATAATTACATTTACCGAAGTAGCTGGAGTTGACGGAGTTACAATTAGGAATACATCAACTGGGGATTTTATTAGAGTGAGAGTATCAGGTGAGTATGCTAATAATGATGTAATAGAAGTTGATACACAATTATTTACAGTAACCTTAAATGATGTAGCTGTTACTTATGATGGTATATTCCCTAGTTTCGTAGTCGGTGGAAATGATTTAAGAGTGTCCTTTGAGAATGGAATACATTATAAAGCAACAGTTAAAATCGTGTACTACCCCCTTTATCTTTAATCGTTATCCACTTTACCTTTAATTTATGCCAATAAAAACATACCAAATACAATCTAGTAGAGCAGACGCTTATGAAGCTGATAATGGTGGATTTGTATATACATCTAATGGCTTATTATTTGGACAAGACGGTGTTGGATATAAACAATGGATATTTTTAAGATTTATAAATATAGATATACCACAAGGTTCAACTATCAGTGGTGCTAATTTAGAATTTATTGGTTTAAGGGGTAGTGGTGGAACACCACCTAATATAGATATTTATGCAGAAGCAGAAGATAATCCAGGAACAACTATTAGTGGTGATTTTATTATTGGAACTGAAATATCAGGTAGAGCAAGAAGTATTAATACTGTAGCTTGGAATAGTCCAGCTAATATTAATATTGGGCAAACATTAACTAGTCCTGACATATTAACTATAATTCAAGAACAAATAAATCGTAGTGGTTGGGAACGTGGTAATGCAATTAATATTATATTTGAAGTAGATGACCCAATTACGTCAGGTAATTTTAATGATGTTTATGCTTATGATGAAAGTGTATCAAAATCTACAAAATTAATGATAAATTATTCTGTACCAAGTGGTAGTGCTACAGAAATTACTCAACCTAAAATAAAACAATACTTCCATAAGATATATGATAAAGACGGAGTATATATTTCAACTTGGGGTAAAGATGTAACTAACGCACCTAATTTTAAATGGAAAATGAACGGTGGTATGGGAGAACAAAAAATATTTCTTAAAAGAGATGTAAAGGATTTTGGTGAGAATGTAGATGTTAAAATGGGAAATAAGATTGAAACGTGGATACAAGATGGAGACCAAGAAATAGGTAAATTAGTTTGGACTGGTGTTTTAAATAGATATGAACCAAAAATAATAGCTAATGGTGACCAAATAATTGATGTACGTGGTATTTCAAAACTCATAGAATATGAGAAACGTATTTATCAGTCAGACGCTGGACTTACAACTGATACTAAAGCAACTAAATCACCAGATACAATATTAAGAGAAGTTATTACGTCTAAATTTGGTGATAGTTTATTTCAAGAGGGAGATATTGAAGCTACTGGTACAACAGTTACATTTACATTTACATCAAATACATACAGAGAAGCCTTAGAAAATATAAGAGGAATATCACCACAGTATTGGTACTGGCGTTTACTTCCTGATAATACTATTGATTTTAAGATGAGTAATTTTGATGAGATTGACCACATGCTATATATTGGTAAGGAAGCAAATAATGTTGTAATGACTAAGAGCATTGAAACACTTATTAACAAAGTATATTTTATGGGCGGTGGTAGCCCAAATCTATACAGAGTTTACGAAAGAACATCAAGTCAAGATGAATTTGGATTAAGAGAAAAGTTTATTAAAGATGAGAGAGTTACAGTTGTTGCTACTGCTGAAACTATTGCTACTAGAATACTTGATGATTATGACCACCCATTATCAGAGATTGCTATAACCGTGCTTGATAGTAATATTGACCCTAAGAATGGATATGATATTGAAAGATTTAAACCCGGTCAAATTATTCAGATACTTCACCCAGAAAAAGAATTTGGTGATACGCTATGGGACGAAGCAGTTTGGGATGTAGATTATTGGGATTTTTCAATCACTCAAAGTTTTGGAGTACCACATCAGATTGTAGAAATACAATATGAATTTAATCAAGTAGTGTTAAGAGTATCAGCTAAACTGGAAGATACTAATAAACGCATTGAAGATATAAATAGAAATGCAGAAGAAACTGCAAAAATTAATATACCAGTTAATCCAACATAATAAATAAAATAAAATATATGACAGTATCAAATACATTTAGTGCAAATACAAAAATAAAATCGGCGGCAGTTAATACTAACTTTAATGAAGTTTGGTCTGTGGATTGGACAGCTTGGTCACCTTTAATTACAGGTGGTACTATTGCTGGCACAGGAACTTATTCAAAAAATAATGGTCTATATTGTCGTATGGGTAATATAGTATTTATAAAAGGAACTATTATTTGGACAGCACATACAGGTTCAGGAACTATGAACATAACAGGCTTCCCAGTAACAAGTTTAGCAAGTAATCTTTCATTTTATACTTTGAACATAGGTTATTATACTTCCTTAAATCTACCAGCCAGTGCAGTAGACCTTGTAATTATAATGAGCCAAAATAATACAACTGCTGGTTTATATACTGGTGGAGATAATATCGGTGCAGCCGCAGTGTCGCTTGATACGGCTGCTACAATATATTTTAGTGGATTTTACCCAGTAGCTTAAAATAAAAAACAAAAACTTAATTCTTAAATTCATAATATATGAAATTAGAAAAGTTTAGTAGGATTTTATCACTAACTGCTATGGGAGTATTAGTAGGAATAATTGGATTGATAGTTTATGTTTTTATCAATTTTCTAGTCAAGATGTTTTAGCGCAAGAAATAACAATTAAACAAGAAGAAATTATGCTTGAAGCAAGTAATTGGAAAATAACACAGGGCTACGGTTTTACCGACTTTGCAAAAGCACACCCTAGTTATTATAAGTCTTTCGGTGGCATACACCCTGGTATTGATTTTATTGGTGATAGAAATATTATGCCATTTGTAAGTGGTACAGTTACTCAAGCAGGTTGGCAAGACGGTTGGGGTTTTTCTGTTACAGTTTTTGACGGCAGAGAATATCACTTATACGCACATCTATCTAAGTATTGGGTTATGCTTGGCGAGCCTGTTACTGCATGGGAAACGAAGATAGGTTATATGGGAAGTACAGGTAGTTCAACTGGCACACACTTACATTACTCTAAGTATGTAAAGACTTTATGGTTTAAAACTTATATAGACCCAACAAACGATTTATTATTTAATGAAACAGATATGCTTATAAAAAGAATAGTTGATGACAATTTAAAAAAGTTAGGCAAATGGACTAACGGAGAAGTTGCTATTGCCTTTGATAAGGGTAAAGAAAAACCATTTATTATAAAAGAAAGTAAAAGAATATATTACAGAGACTTTAACGAATTATTTTTAAATAACTTTGCTACTTGGGTATCCTCAAGTGATAGCGATAAAATTCCTAATAAGTAATAGTTCTTTCAAAACCAAAAGGAGATTGAAATGCGTACTTCAAAGCACCACGTCGTTCCAAAATCCAGAAAGGATAAGTTTAAAGAGTTTGGGATAAAGAATAAATCTCAAGCAAGTAACATTGTTATTATTGAATACTGTCTTCATCAGAAATATCATGCTTTGTTTCAAAACATGACACCAGACGAAATTCTATCTTACCTAAACAAAACTTTCTGGAATGGTCAATTCAGACCAACTTTATGATGCAGTTAGTAGGGGAACTGCAATATCAAAACCCCTACTACTTTTTAATTGTCAACCAAGTAATAATTAATTGTCAACCGATTGTCAACCAAATATAAATAAAGGTCGATTTATAATAAATGGAAAGGAATACAAATGAAATATTTAAAAGAGAACGCACCAATTCTATTTAGCCCTACATTCTGGGGATTGACCTTTACTGCTGGATTTAGTGTACTAGGCTACTACGAGGTTGCTGACGAGGGACTATTAACTATAATTGCCACATATATTGGTGGAATTACAGGAGTTAATATAGTATGGAAGTTCGGTAAGAAAGTATCTGGTAAATAGCCCTTGACAAGAAAACTATAATGAATTACTATGTAATTGAACTTGAGTTACGACGTAGTAAAATCTTTACGCAACTCCCCTGATAATCTCAAGTTCTCAGGGGTTTTGTTATGTAAATATATGAAAGATATAAAATTAGAGAAGTGGAAATTAAAACATAAATGGCAATTCCCTTACAAACGAGGAAAGCAGATTAAAGGTATCACAATGAAAACTGGATATTTAGAAGAAGATATTGATGAATTATTAGATAATTATATAAGTAATGAAGAACACGAAAAAATGATTAAGAAAATTTATAATACAGGAATAGAAATAGGAGCTGATATGTTAAGACGAGAAATTAAAAATTTATTAAATAATAAATATTTACTAGACTAACTAAATAATAAGAGGTATGAAAGCAACAAAAAAACCAATAGAAGTAGATTTTTATCCAGTATTACCAGATTACATTGATAACATCTTAAAGTGGTCAACAAAAAAAAGACCAATAGTTATTACAACAATTAAAACACCAAAAGAAGACCAAAAAATATTAGCACAAATTCAGATTAAAGAAGTATCTATTATGACAGAAGAAGGTGAAATGAAAGCACACCAAAATGTTGATGTAATTATTAAAGGAGTAGAAGGTGAAGTTTATCCTTGTAAATTATCTATATTTAAAAAGACTTATATACTAAGACCATAAATTTATAGTGGTGATTACTAAATGTGGGAAGCGAGTAATTTAAATGGTGCATCCTCTAAAACCAGCCACTAAAATAACAAACATTAACATTAAACGTGGTTTACCTGGTGTTTCCACGAGAAAATCCAAAAGCCAACGCAGTAATTAAACTAATACCGATTGTTTGGGGTTTTAGAGAAAGGGTTGTGAGTACACTTGTTGAATATTCATAACCCTCTCTTTTACCCCAAGCCATACCCTCCGTCGGTTAATTGACTATAAAACTTGTAGACTAAGGGCTATTCAAGTGTATAGTAATGCTAATCATATATTAACAACGTCTTCTAGGGTTATCTCTAAAAGATAAGGGGGGGAGAGAAGCATCTAAATCACTAATTAAAAGAATATGAATGATAAATATGAAGAAACTATATTAAAAATGTTATTATATAGTGCTACAAACAAAATACAAGATGACCCAACATTAGATTATAAAAGTTTTGAGAGTGCTGAAGACTTGGCAAAAATATTAGCAATTACAATAAAGCATCTAAATAACTAAATAAATACTATGAATTACAAGAACGAGTGTCCAAAGTGTCAAAGCAGGGATATTAAATGTAATCGCCATTTTGGCTGTGCATTTATTATCTTTGTATTTATCAGTATAGGAATAGGATTATTAATAATACCGTTCCTACCACAACACTGTAAGTGTAAGAAGTGTGGTTTAGAGTGGAAAGCGTAGGTATTTAATTGGTGCTAAGGTTAGCTAATATAGTGAGTTATCCACTTTTGACCATTTGACAAGGTATATACCATAGTATATACTACCTAGTGAAAGGATAAATAATATGAAAGAGATAAAGATAGGCGATAAGTTTACAAAGCTACAAGATAAGAAAGTAAAGATAATTTATACAGTAGTAGATATTTATACAGTTACTGATAGTTATGATGAATTTGTAAGAAATGAATATATCGTATCAAATGAGTTTATGGGTCAAACTATTATACACGAAGTACCAAAAGCCACAATTATGAGAAATAGAATATAATAATATGAAATTTAAGAAAACATTTAAGGAGTTAAACAAACAATTAAAAAGCTGGGAAGATATGGAGTTTCCTAGAATTAAACAACCTAAGCCACAGTTCCCAAACCAGCAAGAATACAAACCATTAACAGATGAAGAAGAACAAGAGATAATTAATAAGGTGGATTATAGTATTCACGAGAAAGGAGCAAGATAATATGAGTAATTGGCAATGGTTTTTTGTAGGAGTTTTTGGACAACTCATCTTCATAATAGAAATATATTTAATTAAATTTATATGGAAAAAATAATATGACATATAAACAAGAGTATTCATTTATAAATTATTTAATGGAAAAACACGCAGACCAATATATTGGATTAGATGATGATATGCCAGATGATTGTAATGATTGGTTAGAACAGTTAGACGTTCAGGAAGTTATAGATTTTGCTGATGAATATACTAAAAAAATAAAGAAATAATATGAAAATACAAATAATTATAGAAAACCCATATACTGATAAAGATTTAAAAGAAATGGGTATTGAGTGGTTAAGAGAAAATCTTGAAATGGACGCTAGTGGAGGACAAGCATACCTATTTAATGAAGCAGATATTAAATTAATAAACGAATAACTATATGACACCAAAAGAACAACTAACAAAAGACCGAAGACATATATTAAAAGATATGACAGTTGAGAAAGCAGAAAAGTACCCAGAACTTTATTCAAATCTTTTCGGTCAAGCTGATACTATGTATAGATTTAATGTTATGAATGAAAGATTATTAGCACAAGGAATATGATTAAGATAAAAGAAAAGGCAATACTTCTGTGGTTGCCTAAGAAAACACACATACAATTAAAAAGGTATTCTAAGAAATGGAATGTAAACATTTCCGAAGCAATACGTAGAGGTATAGATAATTTATTCATTAAAGAAAAATAAGTATGGCAGAACAAAAAGTAGTAGGACAACCGTGTCCTGATTGTGGAACAGCTATGATAGCTGGTAAAGGTGGCGAGGGTTATTGTAAGCCTTGTTATATCAAATGGGCTAACAAAAACAAACCACAAGGAGGTTCAACGGAAGTACCTAAATCTAATGGCTATGATAGCGATGGTCAAAGTCAAGGTAATGCAAAGAATATTGCTGGGCTATGGGTAGCAAATGGTATTATAAAACTAGAACAGTTTAAAGAATATTGTGATAAAGTTTATAGCTATATGCCTAAAAAGATAGGTGCAACACAAAGTGGCGCAGGAGAGAAAATGAAAGAAGCTATGGACGCAGTACCTAAAGTAGAGACAGATATTAACGTAGAAGACATACCATTTTAAAATTAAAAAATATATGAAAACATATCTAAAAATTATAATAATAATAGAGTTTTCACTAAGTGGTATATTTCTATTAAACTCTGCTTCTGATATTCAATTAGGATTTGGACTTGTCTTTATCTTAATGGGATTAAATAGTATTTATCAATTTAAAAAATAACAAAAACAAAAATATGAAAACATCAAAACTAGCACCTATCATCTATGGAGTACCAGCATTCGTATTTACGCTCTTGTTCGTCATATTCTGTGCTGAACCAATGAATATACCTAATTATGATATAAACGCACCAGAGGTAGCTTTAAATGGCGATAACAGCGTATTATACGAGGTGTCGTGCTATACAGGATATGAAAGTCACGGTGCAAATGGTAGGAATGATAATGTGTCAATCGCTACTTATCAATTCCCACAAGGTACTTGGGTAGAGGTAGAGGGATTTGGTCAACGTAGAGTAGATACAGTTACAGCAAAACGCTTCTCTCATAGGATTGATATATGGTTCGGAGATACCGAAGAAGATTACAATAGATGTTTAACATTCGGACTTAAATATCTAGAGGTAAACTTAATTTAAAAAACCTGTCTGCTAGGTGAGCGTAAAAACCTAGTGTAAATTGAAAAAGGCACACCCAAATGGAGGGTAGGCAATACCCTAGTGGACGGATTTAATATATATGACTAATACAACAATAAAAGAGAACTGGGATAGATGTTTAAAAGCTGGTGAGGAAGTAGAACAACACCTTATTACCTTACTAAAGACTATTGACCCAGATACAAAGAAGAAACAAGAGGGGAACTACAAGTATTCAGATATAGAAATACCTAGTCTTAAGAAACTGATTGAAGTTAAGAGAGATTATAAGAGTGAAGACACAGGTAACTTCGCAGTTGAGATTAGATGTAAGCAACAACTAAGTGGACTATCGGTAACAAAAGCTGATTACTATGTGATGACAACTAAGGCTTTCTATTACTTCTTCAAGACAAATGAATTAAAGGCTTGGATAAAGAAACACACTAAAGACCTTAGAATAGTAATGGGTGGTGATGATATGAATAGTCAGATGATATTGATAGAGAAACGACAATTAATATTTCAATATTTCACATACGCACTATTAAGAAATGGTGCAAATATAAGAGCATTAGAATATTATTTAAAGTAAATTATATGAGTAGATACATTTCGGGGTTTATTATAGGGATAGTTACACTTTTTATATGTTTCCTATTAGTGAGTATATTTAATGATTATTGTATATGTGCAATTTAATAATATGATAAATAAATTAACCTAAGAGTATATGGAAGATAAATTAGAGGAGTTTAATAAATTAGTTGCAGTTCAAAATTATAGATATGCTATGGATGGATTTTATGAGCCAGATGGAAGTACGGATAGTTCAGTAGATGAGATTTGGAAATTCATAAAAGATAATTATATAAGTAAGGAAGAAGTTGAGAAAGAAAGAAATAATTGTGAAAGTGTGGAAGGTGAGGCAGTATGTGATAGATTACTCAAACTCCTATCCAAAGAGGATAAAGAATAATTAAACTAACTTAAGAGTATCGCGACATTAATTAATTAGAAAATGTCGCAATTAACCAATTAACCAATTAACCGAAGAGTATATGAAGAAAGAACAACCAAAACCAATTAGTATAAATAATGATATATGGTTTTATCGTAATAAGAAAAGTTTTACCTTTATTGTTTGGACTAAACTAGAAAATGGTCGTAGAGAGTGTGTTCAATTTAATTTGCCACATAGTAAGATTAAGAAATATTTATAATGTTAAATATGTCAAATAATAAAGAGTGGGAGGAGTTTGATAAGATAATAAAATTAAAAGAGGGAACATTTGACTTTGGATGTATAGCTGAACTTAAACAATTCATCAATGATAAATTCACTCCTAACAGCCAGATAAGAAAAGCTATGAAAGAAGTATTTGATGAGAAAATGGAAAAATTAGATTACATACCACGTAACCAAGCTAATAATTACAGAATAGGTTATCAAAAAGGATTTGATGACGCAATGAAAGACTGTATAAGTAAGAGTGAGTTATTAGAAAGATTAAATAAAATAAAATCAGATGTTAATACTAAACAGATTGGAAGCCACGATTATCAAGTTGCCAAACTAGAAGTTGTTAAAGAATTACTAATTATATACTCCTAGAGAAATAAAGATATGAAGTTTGAAGATGTTAAAAAAGAATTATTAAAAGACCCAAAGTTTAGAAAAGAATATTATAGGTTTGATATTATTTGGTGGGCTGAAAAACAATTAATAAAATTATTAATTTGGATTAAGAAATAACCAATTAACCTAAGAGTATATGAGTGCAAAGATAAAGATAAGTGAAAATGCTGTAACTAATGAGATTATAGAATATCTTAGTTGGAAAGGTATTTATTGTTGGAAGAATAAGAATATAGCAACGTTTGATACAAAGTCAAAACGGTTTAGACGATTAGGTAAGTATGAGATAAGGGGAGTATCTGATATTCTAGGAATAATGAAAGATGGCAGAATGTTATGTATAGAGTGTAAGACAGGTTATAATAAGGCAAGTGATGTGCAAAAGGAGTTTATAGCTAATATAAATAAGAGTGGTGGTATAGCTTTTGTGGCTTATGGAATAGATGATGTTGAGAAAGCCTTGACAAGATTAACATAGTTATGTAACAATATAGATGAAAAGTAAAAAAGGCGTATGCAAATAAAATTCAAAGGAGAAATAAAGGAATTTAAAGCAACAAAAAATGCTTCTAACGATAAGGTTAGACGTCTTGTTATAGTTACAGATGAACCAGAGACAAACAGTTTAATTGGTTTTGAGGTAGATAAGCTATATACAATAACTATTGAGGAATAATATGAATAAACCTAGATTTGGAGAGAAAGTAGATAGAAATAGGCATATACTTAAAATGCACAATACAGGGTATAGTTGTCGTAAAATTGGTAGACTTTTAGATATGAGTGCTTCAGTAGTTGGTAGATTAGTACAACAAATTAAAATGAGAAAACAAGATTGGTATAAAGATTTATTGATTAACAATAACTAAACTATGCCATTTACTAAGGATGACCCAAATATAAATAGAAAAGGTAGACCACCTGGTGTTTCATTTACTACTGCTATTAAACAATATCTAAAAGAACACCCAGATAAGTTTAATGAAATAATGAGTTATTATATTGATAATAAGAAGATGAGAGATTTACTTTGGAAAATGATAGACGGACAACCTAAGCAGAATGTAGGCTTTGGTGATGATGAGGATAATAGTTATGAAGTAGATATTAAGATACGAAAGAATGTCGAAGATAAATCTTGAATGTACAGGTGTATTTGAAAAGAACTATGAAGCATACCAGAGTGGAATAAGAAACATAGTCAATGAGGGTGGTAGTCGTTCAAGTAAAACCTATTCAATAGCACAGGTATTTATATTAGCCGCACTTAAACAAAGAAATAAAGTATTCTCTATCTGCCGTAAGACGTTCCCAGCATTAAGGGCTAGTGCTATGCGTGATTTCTTTGACATACTAAAGACGGCAGGAATATACAGACAAGAACGCCATAATAAGACAGAACATATTTACAGGTTTCCGTCTGGTAGTGAGGTAGAGTTCTTTAGTCCTGACCAAGCAGAGAAAGTACGTGGTAGAAAGAGAGACTACTTATGGGTTAATGAAGCTAATGAATTTACTTACGAAGATTGGAAGCAACTTACAATGCGTTTAACTGGTCAAGCGTTCCTAGACTATAATCCGTCAGATATGTTTAGTTGGATATACGATTATGTAATAACCAGAGAAGATACTAAAGTAATAAGGTCAACCTATTTAGATAATCCTTTCTTAGAGAAAAGTATTGTTAAAGAGATTGAGAGATACAAAGGACTTGATGATAACTACTGGCGTATATATGGATTAGGACAACGTGGTATATCTGAAACAACTATCTATAAGAATTGGCAGTATTGCGACAAGTTACCAGAGTGTGATGAGATAATATATGGTTTAGACTTCGGATTTAATAACCCTAGTGCGTTAGTGAAGATAGGGCTTAAAGATAAAGAGACTTATTGGAAAGAGATGTTATACGAGAGTTACTTAACCAACTCACAACTCATTGAAAAGCTAAAGACATTTGATATAGGACATAAGGTTATCTATTGTGATAGTGCAGAGCCACAGAGGATTGAGGAACTAAAGAAAGCAGGGTTTAATGCTAAGTCGTCAGATAAGGATGTTACAAAGGGTATTGATACTGTTAAGTCACAGAAGATGTATATTACAAAAGGAAGTGTAAATCTGTTAAAGGAAGTTAAATCGTATAGTTGGAAGCAGAAAGATGACCAGATATTAGATGAGCCAGTTAAGGCTAATGACCATATCTTAGACGCAGGTAGATACGCAATACATACAAATAACATAGCAATTAAACCAGCGATATTTATATGACAAGGGGTGGTGTAATTGGTAGCACATCGGTATGTGGCACCGATAGCCAGGGTTCAAATCCTTGACCCTTGACTGACTAATAATTAACAATTAAAAAACAATTATGAAAGAACTAAAGTTATCAAAAGATAGAATGTTAAATATTTTAGAAAAGTTAAAAGACGAGAACGAAGTACAAATAGTAATACACGAAGTGAATATTGAAATGGGAGTGGATAAGCTAAAGAAAGCTACCAAAGAAGATGAAAAGATTAAAGAAGAAGATAAGAAAGAAGATTTTGGCACAAAAGCAGTATCAATCAAGATGAGGTTAGATGACTTTAAATTAAAGTGTGAAGATTTGTATGACGGTTTAGATTTTATCAACAAAAAAATAGATGAAGTATCTAAAGGAACTAAAGACTAGAAAAGGCAAAGACATAATCATAACAACTTCGTGGGACGATTTCACGGAGTATGATGAGCGATTATTGGAGTTGTTAAATGAACATCAAATACCAGCGACTTTCTATATACCATACAAACAAATAACACAACCACAAAAATTAGCTTTAGCAAAACAAATACTAAAAGATTACGAAATTGGTTCTCATACAGTTAATCACCCCCAAGATTTAAAAAAGGTAACTGATGACGAATTGGTAGATGAGGTCGCTGGTAGCAAGAAGTTATTAGAAGACATACTCGGTACGAAGGTTAATAGCTTCTGTTACCCTAGAGGTAGGTATAATGAGCGAGTTATCAAGGCAGTTAAGGAAGCAGGGTATCTATCAGCTAGAACAGTTGATGTTGGGAACATAGGTATTATCTGTAACCCATTTGAGATTAAGACTACTGTTCACGCATACTATGGTAGGAAAGAATACGGTGATTACAGTAGTTGGGTTGACTATGCACTTCATAAACTAGATATGGTTATGGCGTGTGGTGGGTACTTCCACCTATGGGGACATAGTTTAGAGATAGAGAAACACGGTGATTGGACAAACCTAGCTTGGTTTTTAAATTATTTACACGAAAGAATAAATGAGCAAGAAACAATTTAAACCATTATTAACAGATAGAGGAAAAATTGAATGTAAAGTTTCAATAGATGGTAAATATTCACTTCCTTTATATTGGGATAGTAGTGATGAGTATTGGTATTATTATGACCAATCATTATTTGAAGAATGTAAACCAATTATACAAAGAAAAAAAATAAGTAATGATTTTAAAAAAGACGTACTAAGTAACTATGCAAATTATCCATTTAGTAAAGAAGAATTAGAATATATATTACAGTTTAGAAAACTATGATTAGAATACATCTAGCCAATAAGTCAAAGCAAGAAATAGGAGGTGGATTTACGTTTCTAAGGAATTTAAAACTATCCTTACAAGGTAAGGTTGAGTTTGTAGATGATTGGAAACAATGTGATATATTTTTTATATCAGGTGTCACTATGTTGGATAAGTCAGACGTACAAGACGCTTATGATGCTGGCAAGAAGATAGTATTAAGGGTTGATAATATGCCACGTAAGAGTAGGAATAGGTGTCAGCCACACGAACGTATGAAAGACTATGCCGATAAGTCTAAGGCTGTTATATATCAGTCTAGGTGGGCTTATGATTGGATTGGTAGTTATGTAGGGTTTAAAGATAAGTCCCATATTATATTAAATGGTGTAGATACAAATGTATTCTTTAAAAATAAACAAAGAGAAAATAAGGACTATCTTAAATTCTTATATATTAGATATAACCGTGATGAGAATAAACGACCAACAGAAGCGTTTGATATGTTTACACAAGCGTGGCTTAATAATCCTAAGAACGAATTAACGATAATAGGTCAGTTTTCACCTGAACAGGTCAATGCTGATTTTGATTTCTTTAGAGGTGAGAATATACATTATGCAGGAGTAATCAAAGATAGATTTGCATTAGCAAACATTATGAGAGATAGTGATGTGTTGTTGTACCCTAGTTATTCTGACGCTTGTCCTAATACGGTTATGGAAGCTAGAGCTTGTGGATTAGATATATTACATAATGGACACGGTGGTATTCCTGAGGTAATGGCAGAAGAAGATATAACATTAGAACGTATGGGAAATGAGTATTTAAAAATCTTTAATCAAATAATGAAATAATATGATTGGTGAAATAATATTATATTTTGTTTCTGTAATTATTTGGATTATGCTTGGTATAGTTGCAGGAGGTTTTGGTAAAAAACCAGGATTTATTGCTTGGTTGATAATGACATTATTTATTATCGGTGCAATATTGAAAGGTTTAGATATATGAAGATACTTTTAACAGGCGATTGTGGATTTATTGCTAGTAGGTTAAAGGAAGCATTACCAACTGGAACTATTGGAATTGATTTATTAGAGGGAGAAGATATACGAGATAAATATCATCTTGAATACCTATTTGAAACAGAACACTTTGATACAGTAATACATTGTGCGGCGTTAGCTGGTGTAAGACGTTCAGAACTATACCCAGAAGATTATATATCAACTAACATAATAGGAACTAAAAACTTAATTGACTTATCAGAAAAGTATGGTGTTACTCATTTTATCAATTTTTCTTCTAGCAGTGTTTATGGTGCTGATACTAAAGACGGATTAAAGGAAGACGCACTTAAAAATCCTAAGAGCATATACGGTATGACTAAGTTAATGGCAGAGCAACTTGTAGCAAGGAGCAGTATTAAGACAACAACTATCAGACCATTTACAGTATATGGTGAGAACGGCAGAGGTGATTTAGTTATAAAGAAATGGGCTAATCAGATTAAGCAAGGCAAACCAATTAGTTTCTATGGAGACGGACATACTGGTAGGGGCTATACATACATAGGCGACCTTGTTGATGGAGTAATGAAAGTGATAGAACATTCTAAAGGTGGTACATATAATCTAGGTGGTAGTCAGTTTGTAACGCTTGGCGACCTTAAAGAGATATTTGAAGAAGTGTTTGGTAGATTTGAATTAGATATGAAACCAATACCTAAAGGCGATAATCAATATAACTTCGCTGATACATCAAAGGCATTAAAAGACTTGGGTTGGAAACCAACAACTAATTTTAAGAAACAATTAACTAAGATATTAAAAGATGAAAAAGAATTATAGAAGCGAAGTCGGTGTAATAGGAACTGGCTTTGTAGGTGGGAGCGTAATCAAGTGGTTTAAAGGTTGTAACTTTTATTCACTTAATAAGGGCGATTGGGGTAGAGTAGATAAACAAAAATATATCTTCCTATGTTTACCTACGCCGTTTGATGAATATAAAGGATTTGAACTTGGTGCATTAGATGAGAATATAAGTAGGTTGACTGCTGGTAAATATATCATTATTAAATCAACTGTATTGCCTGGCACAACAAAGATGTTAGCAGAGAAATACCCACAACATACATTTTTCTTTAATCCTGAATTTCTAACAGCTAGAATAGCGTGGCAAGACTTTATCAAACCTAAACGTCAGATAGTTGGTTATGTGAATAAGAAAGATAGGTATATGGCTACTAAGATACTTGATATGTTACCTATGTCAGATGAAGCACAGTTTATCTGCGAAGCAAGTGAAGCTGAAATGGTTAAGCTAGTAAGTAACTGTTATCTAGCTACTAGAGTTGTATTAGCTAATCAATTCTACGATTATTGTGAGAGCAAGGGAGTTGATTATAACAAGACTATTAAGATGGTAGTGAGTGGTGATAAGAGAATAGAACCTAGCCATTGGGAGATATTCCACGAGGGCTATCGTGGTTATAGTGGTTACTGCTTTCCTAAAGATATGTCAGCTATGATTTATGATAGTGGTAGTGAGTTAATAGAGTGCGCACACGCATTAAACGATAAGTATTTTAATGAAAGTAAAAAGAAATGAAATTATTAAAACGATTAGTAAATGCAATAGAAGAAATTGCAGAACGATTAAAAACACTAGATAAGATACACTATTATTTAGAACATTTACCTACTGCATTTTGTTATAGATGTAAGAAACCTATAATTGACGGAAAGATTACTTGGATGGATGAAAACTATTGTTCTGAAAAATGTATGGAAGATGAACAAAAAGAACATAATAAAATAATAAATAATAAATGAGCCATTATAGAAACCAACTAGAAGAATATTTAAAGACGCTTGATATTAAAGCTGATAGAGTGCTTGACGTTGGTGGTGCTAGTAATCCAGTAAAGAGTAGAGTTAGTAGTTGGAATGTTAAGGAATATAAAATAGTTGACAATGGATTAGAAGATGGTGATTATGATTATGAAATTGAGTTGAACGGGCATATATATAATCTTCCAATAAAACAAAGATGTAATATAGTATTTTGTTTGGAAGTTATGGAATATATTTATAATCCACTTAATTCACTTTTAAATATAAATAATTTTATTACTAAAGGTGGCACACTCTACATCACATTCCCTACACTCTACCCTGTTCATAATCCATACAATAATGACTATCTAAGATATACAAAGTTCGGTGCAATTAAGTTATTAGAAGAAGCTGGATTTAAGATAGAGGAGATAGTACCACGCACAATGAAAGCACCTAATATTTATAATACATCTTGTATTGCAGAGGGATACAAGGTAAGAGGTGCTACATCATCAGGAACTTTATTTGACGCAGGATATATTATTAAGTGTAAAAAGATATGAGTTTATGGGACGACACTAAAGATTGGTTTGATGATATTGGTAAATATTTTATTTATGTATTAGCAACGATTATTATATGTTCAATAGCAGTTTGGTTAAACATTTTATTTATTAAATGGATTGTATGAAAATAAGTATATTGGACAAAATGAAAGTATGTGATACAATGAATATGTATGAAAAGCGAGAAACAAAGAAAACACTTAGAACGTCTAGCAGAAATGAAGCGTGGCAAACAATCACCATTAAAGGGTAAGAGTATTCACCCTAACGGTTTTTCTATTGAAACAAGAAAGAAAATGAGTGAAGCCCAAAAACTATATTTCAAAACACATTCATCAGTTAGAAAAGGCGTAAGAGTATCAAAAGAAAGTCGTAGGAAAATGAGTTTAGCTAAGGGTGGTACTGGTGTTCCAAGAAAAAGAAATAGAAATATGAAAGGAATTGATTATAGTAAATGGCGTGAAAGTGTTTATACAAGAGATAATTATACTTGTCAGTTATGTTCACAAAGGGGTGGTAATTTAGAAGCACATCATAAAAAAGGTTGGGCTAAGTATCCTAAATTAAGATATATAATAAGTAATGGCATAACACTTTGTCGTAAATGCCATTCAATAATAGATAAATATAGAAGTTAATATGACACCAAAAATATCAATCTTCGTAACACTAGGTAATATAGGTAATACACCTGATGAGTGGCAGTATGCTTGGCGTGAAGCTATTGAGAGTTATTTAGACTTTGCAGATGAGGTTGTGATTGTTAATGGCGAACCTTTTAATAATGAAGATACTAATGATTTATTATATGCCTATCGTGATATGTTGGAATTGGAGGAAGGAAAAAAATCATTCAAAATAATTGACTTACCTTGGGAGTATGACTTCTCTTGGGAAACAATAGCACAACATTTTAACGCTGGATTAGAAGCGTGTACTGGTGATTGGATAATGAAGATGGATATTGATTATGTGATACACGAGAAAGATATGCCAGACCTTAAAGCAAGAATGGAAGCACATTATAAAGAGAAGTGGTGGTTACTATCGTTTATGAAATATACGGTACTCAATCAACATAAGGCATACCAGAAAGTACACCTACCATTTATAATAAGAGGTGATAAGAAAGAACTAATTAAGTTTGGAATACCAGAGGATGATAAGACAAGTGCTTGGGGTTATCCAATAATGGTTAATGGCTTTGATGAGAAACGAGGATTACCAACTGGCACAACTATACCTGAAAGTATGGTACGTTCAACTGGCATAGATATATTTAACTACGACAATACATTTAGAGATAAGGAAACAACAGGTAAACACTTCTTACGCTTTTCAAACGCAAGGGCAAAAGCTGGGTTTCCTAGAGAATGGGGTAGTACAGAAGAAGAAGCGTTACAAAAATTTATAGATATGATGTGGTCAAGGATTAAAAAGACAAGTGGAAGCTATAAGCCGTTATTGTTAGAAAGTCACCCTAAGTATGTAAGAGAGAGAATTAAATCACTAACACCTGACTTATATGGGTATAACAGTTGGAAAACTAATGAAAAAAGTTAAAAAACTTTCTTATAATAATAGAATTAAGATATTTGGCACTGCACATAATGGCGTTATTTCAACTATGATAGCATTAAATAAAGAATATTATAATAAAATATTAAATGAATAACTGGGATAAACAAATGGCTCATAAGCCTACTAAAGAATACTACGACGCTATTAAAGAATATTTTGGTGATACTTTTTATAAGAAAGGTTTAGAGGGTAAAAATGTATTAGAAATAGGTATGCAGTTTGGAATATCGGCAAGGGCTTTTCTTGAAATGGGTGCTAAACTTACATCCGTTGACCCAACCATATATGTAGAAACACTTGATAATATTGGTGATTTAAGAAAGAACTTAACACTAAAACAGATGACGGCTGATAAGTATTTCTCTGAATGTAAAGATAAGTTTGACCTTATTTATATAGATGGCGACCACCATTACAAGACAACTAAGAGTGATTTAAATAATGCTATGAACCATATCAAGAAGCCAGGCATTATAGTAGTACACGACTTTCTACATAATAATAATTTCAGATATGACCTAAAGAAGTGTAAGGCTGAAAAAGGCTATGGTATTACTCAAGCGTGTTGTGAGTTTCTAAAGGAAAGAGGTTTAGGTGCAGAGATTAAACAACCTTATCCTGGATTTTTAATAATTTATATAACATAGTATGAAGATAATGATTAATAGTGATGTGTCAGACTGGGCAATCGGAACACTAACCAAGTCAATCATCAAACACAATCCTAGATTTAATTGGGTTAGTATTGACGTACACCCTAGAGGGTTAGCTAACTCTTTTATCTACCTACACGACGCATTAAAAGACGGTGTTGATGTATGGCACGCACAGTATTGGAATAGTGCTTTAAATATGCTTGACGCAATACCAGAACTGAAACATATACCAAGTGTGCTAACACACCAGAACCATAATAGTTTAGAAAAGAAAGACTGGAATATGTTTAATGGATTAGTTCACCCTACACACTGGGGTTGTGAGAAACTTAGAAAGAAACATAAGAACGTCTTTCACGTACCACACGGCATAGACTTAGATAGATATACTTGGATTGATGAGCCTTGTGAAGAAGATAATGTAGGATATATAGGTAGAGTAATGCCACATAAGCACTTAGGAGATATTTGTATGGCGGCGAAGAAACTAGATTACAAAGTAGTTGGTTCAGGGTATGTAGATAAGATTAAATACTGGGATGAAGCTTGTAAAGCATATAAAGATGATGGAGTATTGAAATTCTTAGGTGGTTCTGGTCGTGTATCAATGGCTCCTGCTAATATGAAAGATGATTTGTATAGGAAGATGAAAGTATTTGTTATGTATTCTACTGGCGAGTATGAGAGTGGCACATTACCGTTATTTGAAGCTATGGCTCGTGGTGTACCTGTAATGGCTACCTCACAGGGGTCAGCTAGAGACTTAATTGAACACGGTAAGAATGGTATTATATTTAATGAAGAAAACTTTGAAGATGAATTAAAGAAGTTAATGGAAGACAAAGAGTTGCGAATGAAGTTGCGTAAGAACGCTTGGCAGACAGTTAAAAACTATTCAGACCAACGATTAGCTAGACGATATGCTAAGGTCTATTATGATATAGGGTTTAATGGTCAGCCAGTAGTATCAGTTATAATCCCAACCTTTGAAAGAGCAGAACATTTAGCAGATACGATAATGAGTGTTGAAATGCAAGACTACGTAGCTAAAGAGATTATAGTAATTGATGATGGTAGTGATGATAATGGCGAGACTAAGATGTTGTGTAACAAGTTAAAAACAAAGATTGATACACCACTTCTATATCTAAATACTCACGATACTAAGCACTACGGTCTTGCTAAGGCTAGAAATATGGGAGTGGTAGAAAGTCTAGGTGAAGTATTATTATTCCTAGATGACAGGTTAGAATTAGAAGACGGTGCATTAGAGGAAGCAGTAAATGTACCTGACGGTGAGTGGCACTATGGTGGTAAAAGAACTAAGACAGGTCTAAGCACTAAGCGTACATTCATAGAGAACTTTAGTTGGATTAAGAAGAAAGACTTTGTTAGAGGTGGTATGTTTAATGAACGTATGGGTTACTACGGTGGTATGAGCCAATTACTACGTGAACAGTATGCCGATAAGGTTGAGTTTATCTATAATGATAAGGCAGTAGCAGAAGAAAAGGTAAGGGCTAAACGTGGTCGTAAGAGTGATATTTGGAAAGCTAAAGATATAATTAATAAACTATATGAATAAACGAATTGAGCTGGGATGTGGTAATACACCGAGAAATGGTTTTGAGGGAATAGATGAGCAGGATTTTGGACAGAAGTATGTTGGTAATGCAAAAGATGTTTTAGTATCTGTATTTGCTGATGACGGTATTGAAGTTGATGAAATATATGCTAGTCACTTCTTTGAACACCTATACCCTGATAAAGTAATTGAATTATTAGTATTAATTGAGAGAGTATTAAAGAAAGGTGGTAAATTATGGATTA